TTCATCAAATAGTAAAGACCATGAGTTAGTCATATTATATCAGTATGCAACCTCACCGTCAATGGTGACACTATCACCGGGCATCACGAAATCAGCATCAACCTTGTCATACAGTTCCAAGAATGCCTGCTTGGTTTCATCATCAAAACGGTTGACACAAACTTGGATTGCTTTTGCTTTGTCTCCGAAGATGCTGTATGCCTTCACAATGTGAACCAAACGACGGGTGCTGATGATTTCCTCAATACCACCATCATAGAAGGTCTTACGGATGATGTCAGCCCAGTCAGAGAGACGCTTACAGAACTCCTCATCCCCACAGATCTTACCAAGGATCTTCTGTTCTGTAACAGCAACAGGATATTCCTGCTCAAAAGTCACTGGGAATCGCTCAAGGAATGCTTCGTTGAGCACGTTAGTTCCAATAAATCGTCCGTCATCGGAACCTTTACCTTTGGTATTGGCGGTTGCGAATACTTGGAAACCTTCTGTGGGCGCAACCCATTTGCCAATCTTCTTGAGGAAAACTCCCTTTCCTTCAAGAATAGACTGGAGACAAAGGATTTTGTTTGAGGCAAGGTCGATTTCGTCAAGGAGCAAGACTGCTCCACGTTGGAGTGCTTCAATGACTGGGCCATTGTGCCAGACGGTCTCACCACCAATAAGACGGAAACCGCCAATAAGATCATCTTCATCGGTTTCTACTGTGATGTTGACCCTGATAAGTTCCCTGCCCAGTTGAGCACACGCTTGCTCAACACTGAACGTTTTACCGTTGCCAGAAAGTCCTGTAATGAACGTTGGATAGAATACACGGGACTTAATAATCTTTTTAATATCTGTAAAATTACCAAACTGGACGAAGGTATCATCTTTCTGAGGGATAAGGTTTTGTTCGATCGCAGGCAATGCTGCAGGAGCACTATATGATACTTCCAGTTCTTCTACAGTCTCTTTCGTTACTTCTAGATTCCACTTACCGCGACCAACTTTATAGTCGGTCAGTTTGTTAGTTACAGTCTGATAGTTGAACTCGTTCATCATGCAGAATGCCTTAATCTCAGCAGACGTGACCGACTCGCCATATGATTCGCGGAGACATTCAACGATGCTTTCTTTGGACAGACCCATTTGTTTTGTTTGAACTGAAATTATTATAAACGGAAAAGGGGGCGGTATGCCCCCTGAATGGTCAGTTTTCTTTTCGTCCATACTTGTATCGCATGGCTCCTAGAAGGTATGCCTGGGATAAAGATTTAGGACCATTAGTGAGGATCTCCATGACCTTAGGATCCTTCTCTGATGCTTTAGCAATATCTCTCCAATCTTCTCTGTATTCGCTCATGCAATCAACTCCATAAACTCACCCAGGACCTTCTTATTTAGTTTCTTAGTCTTGAGAGACTTGATAAATGCAGATTTGATTTTTGCTTTGGTAGCACCTTCATCAACATCAAACTCAGCATCCTGAGAAAGTGATGCCGCAGACATCGCAAAGTATGCATGATATCCAGAGGTCTTGATAGTAAAACTACGTAGTTTCTTCCAATCATTTTGAATTTTACGATACTCATTAGAGTATTGATCATAATATAGTTTCATAAAGTGATTACTATCACGACCCTCAAGAACACGGATACCCACAAAGTTTACAGACGGGAAATTATCACGCAGATTCTGCAACATTAAGTCAGAGAATCCGTGCCAACCATAAGGAACTTGATAGGTATTACCAGTCTTACGATCACGAAGGAAAGTAACACCACCAGACAACTGACGAACTCCCATGTAAGGTTCACTCTCCCAGTGACGCTTGACCTCAACATGGCGGGAAAGATGATTTGCTTCACCATCAGTCAGGACAATACACTGAACCTTCTGTAGTTTGTTCTGCTTCTGAAACTGAGGGAGGATCTGATGAAGACAAACTAATGCTTCATTCAAAGGGGTGCCTGACAATCCTAAACGGGTAGGGACAGAGTAAGGAGCTCCATAGTAATTAGAGAATGCTTTGGCAATTCTCCAAATGTTAATCATCTGATGTTCAAGTTGCTTACCATTAGTCTTACTGGTAAGCAAATTCATCAAAGAAAAATGTTCACTTATAGCAAGGAGATTTTCTTTCTTTTCATATGAACAGGTGAAATCTGCCGGGTTGATTACATCACCTGTTTCATAATTGTATTCTGGTTTCTTCCACTCATTCGTAAAAGCATAAACCTCAAAAGGAATGGAAACTTTCTTACAAAACCAGATCAGATTGTAGAGTTGTTTGATCGTGTCCAACATCACACGGCTCATAGAACCACTCCAGTCAAGAATAAAAATCAGACCATGATTCTTACCATCAGGAATCACGGAGACTTTTTTAAATAGATCTTCGTTGTACTTGTAAGTATGCAGTTTGGAGGTATCAAGAACACCAGTGCGAGCAGTGGTAGCACGGGCATAGGAATCTGCTGCCTTACGACACTCAAACTCTTTCACCAAATAGTTGACTTCTTTCTGAGCATTACGCTTGAACTTGATAAACTCTTCATCAACTGTCTCAAAAATACTTAGAGAACAATTATTCTTCTGATGATTGAACCAAGCATCAATCTCTTTGTGAACATCGCTGTTCTCGGCAATAATATATTTCAGATCAACCTTAGGAATCTCAACATAAACATTCTCCATTGATTCTGAATTTATAAGATCCTGCAAGTTTCCTCGGAGAGAATCTGCAGTTTGCACCTCAGGTTCATCACTCAGAGGTGCGCTGGCAACCTGATCACCCTGACTAGTAATCTCTTGCTCTCCAGATTCACCAGAACCCTCACCAGGAGCATCCTCTTGCTGCTCTACCTCCATGTTTGCAGGTTGATCAGACTCTCCACCCATTTCACTGGATGGCATCGGCATATCATCTACCTTCTCTTCTTTCTCTTTCTTACAAAACTTATATAAAACCTCTGCTGCTAAAAGAACGTCATCGAAATCATCACAACCTTCGATCATACGAATGATTGCCATTTCCTCTTCAGTGAATTTGATGTTTAGAAAATTACCGATCTTAAAATATAAATTTGCACGATCAGCAAGGTTGAAATCATCAACATCCCCGCCAGATATAGAGAAGAAGTCCTCGTCATTTAGTTCTTGATAACCTTTGAAAAACGTCTTTGCAAGTCCCATATACTTGCGTTTCATTAATTTCTCAATTCTAGCATCTTCAACCACATTCACAAACTGAGGAGGAACAGCAACTTTTTCCAACCAGTTCTCATCGGGGGTAAAGAGTGCATGGCCAACCTCATGTCCCACCAAAAGGTCATAGACAGTATTACTTGCCTTCTCCCACATTGGGAGAGTCAGAACACGAGTGTGAACGTTAAAGCAAGCAGTTTCACAGTTTTTATGTTCTACAATCAAATCCTCAGTAGCAAGGAGTTTAGCAAGTTGAGATTTGATTTCGTGCTTGACTGCCATGTGTTTTGTCTTGTATGCACCTATAATACCAAACCCCCACCTTACGGCGAGGGTATTAGGTGACAGTTCTCCTAGTGTCTATAGCAGTCAATTACGCTAAAATGTTTCGGCAAACTCTTTTACAGGTTGCTTGATCATCACTGCACTCTATCAAGCAATCGTAATAATCATTGAGTAAATCAGATTCCTCCATTGTGCTATCTAATGTTTTTGTTAATTTCTGAATGCTTTGTTTCCATCCAGCTAACTGATTATATGATAGTAAATTATGCATGTTTTCCTCCATGCTATGGACAAAAAATAACGAAGAGGTTTTAATTCATCGTTTCTCCAATTCTATCAATATTTAGTTAGCGTATGCTAACTTAATGAAGTTGGCGTTATATTTACTATATTTTACATATTTTGATACAATACTTCAAAATCTTTTTTGTACATCATCCTAATTGTATTTTCAAGTTCTGAAGTTCTTTTCAATTTATTTCCCTCGTCATCTGCCTTTGGATAGTAAATGTCTTTATCAAAATTTAATTTAACTTTAACTATATTACTCAACCACTCTACAAACTCATCATCTAATCTATCTTCAAATTTCCAAACATTAGTATCCGATCTAAGAAAATCAACTTGTGGTCTATACCAATTTATTGATCCCTCTAATGGTAAATTTTCTATCATAGAAGAAAACATAAATGGATCTTCCATTATAGATTGAATATCATCACCATAAGCTCTTTTCAAATAGATTGATCCTGAGATGAATTTGGTGATTGGATTTCTGACTATAGAAAAATGTGGAATGCCCTTAACATTGAGATACTTCTCATAGTGCTCTCTATGATAATGTGCAATCTCATATCCATTCACAATCGACATTACACCATGACCCTGATTTAAGTAATCATCATCCCAGGTGAATCCATTCTCTAGTAAGTTTGCCTCAACAAATCTACCAGCAGTTCTTGGTATATGTGCAAAAAATACTCTTCTGCCAGTTTCCTTGTGTCTAAAAGTTGGCATCAGATCATCCTACTAAATCCTTTCACTTTATCAAATCGAATTACATCTGCAAACTTATCGTGCAGAGATTCTTTATGAGAGATGACAAAGATGTTTGCATCCTTGATTACGAACCGAATGATCTTTAAAAATTCTTCTGTTCCAAATCCATCAAGAGAACTATCGAATACTTCATCCATAATCAATAGATTAGTATTTACAGAGTTCTTCATCCTTGCCACCTCTCTCCAGGTAAACAAGAGTGCTAAATCAATTCTCATCTTCTCTCCCTCGCTGAAAGAAGAATAAGAAAAGTTTTCGTGAATTGGAGACTGGACGGTTTCGTTAAATTCCTCATCAAGTGTGAAGTTGATGTAGAAATCCATCATCTGAAGATAACGGTTGACTTGCTGATTTATCAGCGGTAAATACTTCTTAATGATTTTGGATTTAACTCCACCATCTTTTAGTAGACTATACGAAAAATCGTAGTAGTTAATAGTTTCCTTGCGTTGAGCAAGTTCGTCGTATGTAGTTTTTAGATTGTCTTTGAAGGTAGCTAACTTTTCATTCTCAGTATTTCTGTTTGCAAGATTATCGGTAATTTTTTGAATTTCCGATTCCAGATCTCTGACCTGTCGTTGACATCCAGCGATCTTAATATTGTTTTGAGAAATGCCATGCGTTAGTGTTGTAATCTCCTTCGATAGGGTAGTAAATTGACGCTCTCGCTCTTCCTCGTTTTTAATTGCCTCCTCCAGTTCTTTATAACCGGACTGCAACTCTTTTGCTTTATTTTGAGCGTCACTAATCCTATTTATTCTAAAGGTCTCTTCAATGTCTTGATTACAGGTAGGGCAGACAGTATTTTCTGTGAAAAATTTATGCTCCTTAGTAATAGTCGATACCTTGTTGGAAATCTTACCTTTCAGATTACCTAGTGTGCGAAGTTTTTCTGTAGCTCCCACCACGTCTTCAAGGTCTTTATTTAATTTAAAAATATCTTCCTCAATATAAGCATTATCATTCATCAAAGTATTTTCTTCGGTGAGAAGTTGATTGATACGAGTTTCATTATTTTTAATATTTTCTTTTCCTCTATTTTCTAATTCTTCAATAAAATTCTTTTGCATCTGAACCTTATCATTCAAGGATTCCTTTTTAAGTTCCAATACTTTGAGTTCTTCTTTTATAGCACGTATCTTTTCTTTTATAACATTATTCATCGTAGAGAAAATGCGAATGTCTAAAAGATCTTCAATCACATCTCTACGATTAGATGCAGAAAGTTGCATGAAAGGAACGAACGTGCTACTACCAAGAATTACAATCTGAGTAAATGACTTATAATTCATCTTGAGAACATTCTGCTCAAACCACTTCTGTTGGTCATTTGTTGCTGCAGATTGATTCATTGGAAATCCATCTTTATGGATCTCAAAAATATTTGGTTTAATTCCTCTAATTACTTTCCAATTGGTTGTGCCGACAGTGAACTCAACTTCAACTCTACAATCTTTTTCATTGACCGAATTGATAAGTTGTGGTTTATTAATTTTACGAAAAGGTTTACCAAATAAAGAAAAGGTCAATGCATCTAGCAATGTACTTTTACCTGCACCATTAGTACCAATAATTAAATTGGTAGCGTGATTATTTAAATTAATTTCAGTATCTTGATTACCAGTTGAAAGAAAATTTTTCCAACGTACTTTCTCAAATAAAATCATGTTCAGTTTCAGGAGGAATTACAAGTTCATTTTCAGTGATCACTGTGTACTTATAGTCATGCAGTTCACAAGTTTTGAGCATTATTTCATCTTCAATTTCAATGACATGCATGTCAGGGCTACCATCTTCTTCCAACATCATAGCATATCTCATTGCATCATCCTCTCCCTCAAACAAATAAAGAATTTGTTCACCATCTTCATCATTTACAGAATATGCACCATCCGTTTCTTTGCCATGGATTGTCAGAATATACATTTCAAATTAACTCACATGCTTCTTGATAAGTCTTCCTCATAAAGTTTTGAAGTTTAGACTTATCAAGATTAATTTCAGCTTCTTGAATATATCTGTTTAGAATAGAGAGCGTGTCCTCTGATTCAAATGCTTCAAAATCTTCTGCTTCTTCTATAGTAAAGTTTTCTACAACTTTTAATTCAAAGACATTTGATTCATACAGTTTGTCAATAAACTTTTCAAATTTTTTGATATCAGATTTCTGTCTAACAATTACCTTTACAATCTTATTCTCATATTCTCTAGTATCAAAGGTTTGATAATTAGTATCTTCATAGTAGATATTATAAAATATTCTATATGGATTATCTACCGGAGTGTGTTCCGTAGTTTTTGTATCAAAGAGGTGGAATCCTCTCCGATCACCGACATCGTTCCAGAACATTTCGTATGGATTTCCCAAGTAGAAGATCCGTCCATCATCCGATCTAGTGTGGTAGTGCCCGCTGTAGACTTTGGTGAACTCTGAATATAAGTTGCTCTCATGACCATGATCCATGATGCATCCCCTATGAGCTCTAAATCCTTGGAGTTCAAGGTGCCCCATCGCGACTTTGCAAGTTGAATTTTTAATAATTTTAAAAGTTTTTTCTTCATTGTCTTGATTAATCCATGGAATCAAAAGTAAGGGTAGACCACCAATTTCAACTTCAGTTACTTCAGAATATACAGTAACATTATCATATTCACGAAGAAGCAAATCTACAGCATTTACTTCATTAGTATTCTTATAGTATGCTGTGTGATTTCCAACAATCGTATGCACATGGATACCCATGCTTTCTAATCGATCATAGTAATTATTCTTTGCCCATGCCAGTGCAGAAAAGTCAATACCTTTACGACTATCAAAAGTATCACCCATATCAATAATAGTGGTGATATTATTCTCTTCCAAATAAGGGAAGAAAATATCATTATAAAACTTTAGAAAGTAGTCGTGAAATAATTTAGAATTTTTACGACAACCAAAGTGTTGATCGGTAATGATAGCAACTTTCATCAACCACGCAGTTTGGAATGGACATTATCCTTAATTTGATTATAGTCGGAATAGTTCGATCCGTCAAGGGTATTGTTGTCGTCAAACACCTCACTGTAACCAGATCGTTCAATAATTTTATTTTTAATTTCTAGTTGACGTTTCTCTCTTTGGATCCTGCGGAGAAACGCATAATGAATAATCTGCGTAAAGTAAGCAAAAGGATTTTGGGATTTCTCAGGATTAAAATTATGTATGTACTGAACGCAATTTTCGATTCCATCAGAGATCATGTCCTCCTTGAACATGTAATTAACAAAGTTTGGTTTAAATGATAAATGATTAGCAATCTTTAAAAAACACTCCCCAATGTAACGAGGGATTGGTGGTTTCGTATCCCATCTTCTTGCTCTTTCTGATTTTTCTTGTTCAGAAAGGATCTGACCGAATTTCTTTCTGTAAGCAACTTCAACCTGAGTTCTATATTCAACTAAGGCCGCAAGGAACTCTTTGTTGTTGACGTAATGCTCTGACCTTTTTCTTCTTGTCATACCGGGTTGAATCATAAAGATAGCTCATAATATGTATAGATTATATCATCTATTTAAACACTTGACAAGTTCTACAATACCATATAGACTAACTCTGTCGGGGTTGATAAGGAAGCTTTAGGTACTTTTAAATATCTTCTCTAAAATCTCTTTTACATCATTTACATTACCTAGACGACCCATTTTACGATCTAGTTTAGATTGGTTGCCTCCAGGAAGTTTATTAGATGATCTAACATAATCTTGATACATCATAATCATTTCTACATCGGACGATTCGGACATAGTAAGAACGTCATTCATATTTAAGATAAACATATCATCAGTTGTTGTTTTCAACCAAGGTTCTATTTTATATCCAACTATTCCTATTTTACTTTTAATTTCACCAACAATAATTGGATTAGAAATTAATAGCATTGTTCTATCATCTTCTTCAGATGCAGCTACTTTGGCAAAGATTTCTTCACCTGATTTTAATTTTAGTGTACAGTAGAAATCGTCTTCTATCATGTCTTTAGTTGAATAGTGATTATCTCATAGTTAAAATTTTCTTCATTATATGTCTTGATTCTTTCTATGAAATGATTAAGTGTGTAATTTCGTTTGGACTTGGTTGTACAATCATCTGCGATATCGTACAGAGTTGCTTTTACTTTGTTTTTTCCTTTTCTAAGAACTCGTCCAATACTTTGAAGATTGCGGATTCTGGACTTACTTGGAGAGGCAAAGATAACATTATGGAGGTTTTTAATGTTGATACCAGTAGAAAAAGTTCCATAGGACGCAACAATAACTGCATTAGATTCTTTCTCAGTTATTTCCCTTACTAATTCCCTCTCTTCTGCATCTACTCCTCCATGAATAAAAAATACCTTTCGGTCATCACTCTTGTTTTTATTTATCTCATCATAGAGTACGGCTCCATGTGCTTCGACTCTTGCATAAAGAACAAGCGTATTACCTTTAAGATCAAGTGTTAGATTGCGAATGAATCTATTACGTTTTTCGTGACCGATTAAATATTGTATCTCATCCTCATAAGTTTCAAATTTTTGTGGTGAATGTTTAAGCACAAGACATTGTATATCAAGTTGAGATAGATGTCCCTGTCTCATTAATTCATCAGTTCTTGTCACTTTGTATGATGGACCAAAAAGACCCTCTAACACCCACTTATGCGTCTGTGTGCCGTCTAATGTGCCAGTAAAACCAAATCTATATTTTGCATGATGAAGTTTGGTCATGATATTAATCAATGACTTGGACTTGAATAAATGTGCTTCATCGCCTATAATACAACCATAGTCTTCAAAGAAAGATCGTTCTAGTTTATATACAGATTGCCAAGTTGTAATTGTTACTGGAGCATCATTACTCTTCTCCCTTCCAGAATAAATTTTGTGACAGTATGACTCAGCATCCCAACCATAATCAAGAAAATCCTTGTACATCTGCTCTACAAGAGATGTCGTTGGAACAACTAAAAGGATTTTTTCTCCTCGGTCTACGTAATATCTCACAAGAGAATAAATCATCAAAGATTTGCCTGAAGCAGTGGGGCTTATCAGTAACTTTCTGTTATGCTTTAGAGCACCGTATACTCCCTCAATTTGGTATTTGCGAGGAGTATGAGAGCAAATAGAGTGCATATAATCTTTGACACCTTCATATGAAATTTGTTCATTCTCTTCAAATGGTGTGCCGTAAAATTTATTATCTTCAAACTTATAAGTATATCCGTAATTCTTACAGAAAGATACAATCTTATCCAATAAACCAACATAGATCTGTTTAGATCTCATATCATAAAGGTGTATCTCTCCATTCCAATTCCTTCCACGATATTGAGGCATAAATTTTGCATTGGGAACCTCAAACTTAAAGTGATCTCTAAGTTCATATTCTATATGAGGTTCAGTATCAATCTTTAAAAATACTTCGTTGGATTTAGAAATAACAAGATTTGCTGTCGTGTCAATCACATAGACCCATTCATCTACGAATATTTATTACATATTTTCAAACTTATATTCTAATATCATTCTATACAAAGAGTCTCTCAGATACCACAAATGTTCCTGTTCAACTGGATGTCTTGAAGGAGATCCTTCCCACGTCTCAATTCTTTTCAACACACAGTGGTGTAGTAAATAAATATCATCTATTGTTAAATTGACTTGATAGTCAAATTCATTCTCTTCTGGTGGGAAAAATTCTTCTTCCATTAACCTAGTCCTGAATTGAACCTCATGAACTCTATTGCGTTTTTAATCTGATATGTTCTATTAGTTATTTGTTTCATAATACTTTCAATGTATACTAACATCGTATCATAGTAGTCTATCTTTAAACATACTGTAGATAGTTTTTCATCAGCGTCAAGGTACTTCTGCATTGTATCCTTGTCGCGAATTTTTTTGGGAAATGGATTTTGTACATATACATCAGGGTCTGCTTTACCACTGAAGTATTCATACCTCTCATGTCTAATGTTTTTTCTTTGTTGTTCTGCTTTCTTTCTCATTAGAAAAATAGTATTATATAATTCAAAGTACTTCGCATGGAGAGATGGAATTCTTAAGGATTCTTCGTGTAAATTGTCTCTATCAATTTTTGAATCCTTTTCCCACATCTCTTGAAGTTTATCAAGATCGATCATAAAGTGTTGCCAGCCATATCTTGCATATCATAGATAGTATACTTGAAACTTACCTCCGCTGTAAAGTAATCGATATCTGTATCAGTTGCATCGAAAGAAATAGTTGATAAGGAATATGGAAATACATCTTTAAACATCACTTGGAATTTGGGAATGAGACTATTACTCAATATCTGTAGTGTAGCATCAGAATAGATGTTTTCACCACTTTGTCCAAATCTACTTTTAATTTTACCTTCTTCAGCAAAGTCTTTTAACTGACCTAATTTTTCTGGGTATCCAAGTCCTCTAATCCAGTTTTGAATTTCCATGTAATTAAAGAGATCTTCATCAACCAAAAATCTAAGATTTAAATCACCAAAGACAATCTTGTCTCCGGGGATATCGATATCTTTTAGGTAACTAGTTTGTTGTGCAATTCCAAGATCTAATGATGGGATATTAGCCTGGTTGCAGAAAAACGCAGCAGAAGGAGATCTCTTTAACGCAAACTTAAAACCAGTTGGCGATAAAAAATTTCTATTCTCAATTGGAGTTCCAGGTCTTTCTGCTGGTCTTTTTCTAGTTGCCATTACTCACTAACTACTGTTGAATTTGCAAAGTGCTTAGGTGCATATGTTACTCCATTTTTAGTAACAGTGGTTGCTTTTACAGCATCAGCATCGGATTGATTTGTATAAACTTTTCTATCAGCATAAGTCTCTGACCAGGTATTGTCGCCTTTGTAATATACGTCACCAATCGTGGGATTCATGACACTATTTGTTTTGATATGAAAGGGCATTTTTTTGTATATCTCTACATGATTATTTAGAAGCAAAAAAAAGACCTCCCTTGTGGGAGGTCTAAAAGGACAGTTGGGGCAAAACCTGCCCCACAATATCCTTGATCACATAAGGTTCTTGACCTTAACTCTTCTGTAGTAACGGTTGCTGTTGACACGGAGGCGTCCCAGACCCTGATCGGTTCCTTCTGCGAAGGGGTTAGCGGTAAGACCATAACGGGTCTTAAAGCCGATTTTGGGTTGGAAGGTATCCTGACCAACTGCACGAACCATCTGAAGAGGAACGTATGGGCAGTAGAACAGACCTGCATCATAAGGGGAAGAACCCTTATAACCAACAACGTAGTACTGAGCACCACCATCGGTTGCAGTGTTAGAATTAGTACCAGAAGGACCGAGGTTTGCAGAATAAGGATCGATGTATACACGATACTTACCTTGCAGAACACCAGCGAAGGTGTTACCGGTGTCATCGACATTGAGGTTAGCATTCAGTGCTGGAGTATAATCCAGAACGCCTGCCATTGTCAATGCAGAAGCAACGTCTGCAGAACACATGACAATGTTGCCCTTCCCGCGACGAGTTCTTTGTGCGATTGCGTTCGCATCTCTCTCGATTTGGAACAGAAGACCCTTGAACTTCTCAACACTCCAACGTCCGTTAGAGTCGATGTCGAGGTCAAACTCACCAGCGGATGCAACGTTAGAAACAGCACCTTGCTCAGCGATCTTGTAGATCGTTCTGATAACTTCTCTGTTGATTTCAGCGAGGATCTCAGTAGAGAGGATGTTAGCAAGTTCTGCTTCAGCGTTCAGACCGTGGATTGCCTTAAGGTCTTGTGCCAGTTCCAAGGAGTACTCAGCTTTGAGTGCTCTGGACTTAGCGGTTACAGTGACTTTCTCAATCGAGAATGCCATCTGGTTGAAGGAATTACCGCTTTCGCCAAGCTTCTCAGCGTCATCGGTACGCATTCCCTGACCAACGTTGTATCCCGTAGAGGATGCTGTGCCAGTTGGGTTCAGAACGGATGGGTTGGTGCCAACCTGTGCGCCACTGGTGCCAAGACCAGCAGGCTTATCGGAGAAACCGTTAACCAGGTTGCCCTGAGAGTTCTGACCGGAGAATACGCTGTTTGCTTCGTTGTAGAATGCCTCATCGCCACCCTGTGAGGTGTAGCGGGAGCGCATTGCGAAGATGAGTCCAGTAGGACCGGACATTGGTTGTACGCCTGCGAGGTCATATGCGACCAGGTTAGGCATAGAACGTCTGATCAGGGAGATCAGAACGGGGTCGAAACCTGCGGTATTGGTGCCACCTGAAGAGGTGAATCCACCGTTACCTACGTTGTTTGCAGGTTGCTCAGCAAGCATACCACCTTCATCGAAGGCGGATTGCTCTCTAAGGAATTTTTCTTGGTTTTCCAGCAGGACTGCGGTTACAGCTCTTCTGTGAGGATCTTTGATGGAATCAAGTCCCTCATAATTGAGGAGAGGTGCCCACTTTTCCTGCAGATGTTCAGATTGAAACATTTGCTTTTAAAAGGGTAATTTTGCGTTTGATTTAATATTAAATTCAGTTTTTGTTACCAAATGTCGAACCCAAGGTTCTGACGTATGCAGACATGGCATCAGAGTAGGACTCAGATCCCGCATGGTCTACACCTTCAGAGAGGGTTTCAGTCTTGGCAGAGGAAGACTCTTTCTTGGAGGTAAAATATGACTCCTTGAGTGTTTCCAGTTTTTCACGATATTGATCTTCACTTTCAAACTCTACACTTTCGGAAAGTGAGGCGAGTTTCTCTTTCTGAGTCTGCGCGAGACCTTCAGAGACTTGATCTAACACACCACCAGCAACCGACTCTGAGAGGCGACCGTTGAGGGAGATGTTCTTCTCAATTTGCTCGTTGAGTTCTGTCTCCATATCATCGAATTTTTCTACCATGCTCTCAAGCACATCATACTTATCTTCAGGGATTGATACATAATGTTCTTCAAAAAGACTCTTCAGTCCTT